TCTCTAAAATCCTGAGGAGTAGAACCAAGTTCATTTAACTCCTTAATAAATGTTTTATTCAGAGCTTCCGCTGAAAGCTTCTCTCCGCCGAAAGAATAAGCGACAGAAGGATTTAATGAAGCCTTAGCATTGGCTCTAGCTAATTCAATAAGCTGATCTCTTGTTAATGCCATGTCTTTTTCCTCCTTATCACTGAACTCTCTGAATCTTAACGCCATCTTGTCCATCCGGCATTGTATAAATTTTCACAGCCTTCCAAACCATGCCAGTTAAACTTGCTAAAGTTTGTGTTGAAGCTGGTTTTAAGAAACCTGTTGTTGCATCTACTTGGAGATAAGTTCCTTCTGAAATACTAACACCAGTTGTTTCAGCAGTATTAGATGTATTAGCTTCAAAACTGTTTGTAGTCATAATATCTCCAACATTTGTCTTAATAAGTCTAGGATAAATTTTTCCATCAGAAAAATCAGTTGCTTTTAAGACAAAATCCTTGTGGCTTTGGAATCTTTCATCATAAAGCTTTTCTTCACAGTACACAAGCATAAATTCGCCATCACCATCAAGGTCACAACGACCATTTGCATAATCATATTTTAAAAACTGTCCTTGCTCTAATTGCGCAACTGGTGTTAAGACCGCAGAAGACTCTGGATCATCAACATACATAGCAGGCAGTTGAGCATAAATCTGACCAGTAACAATACCAGAAAGGTGATTAGGCTCAACTTGTCCATAGCCTTTTCTCTTAATTGTTGCCATAATTTAGCATCCTCCTAATATTAAAAATTAACCAAGTTTTTCTTGTTCTTTAACAGCTTTCACCCAATCTGGTAGGCTGTCATTTTCATTATTACTTAAGTTATAAGTAATAATTTCTTCTTGTTTATTTTCAGTTTCTTCATTTAAATTAAAGTTAATCTTTTTATCAAAGCAAATCACAGAAAGTTTTGCTTTAATTTCATCTAAAGTATACTTCTCTTTATTACAAACTACATCAGCTTTGTCCTCATCAGACAACATATAAAATTCTGCAATAAGAGCGTCCTTTTTCTGATTATCAATTTCTTTCTTAAAATTAACAAGTTCTTGATATTGACTTTGAAGCATACTATAAGATTCTTTTAAATTATTAAATTCCTCTTCTAATAATGAATATTTATTTTTTTCATCTTCATCATCATTATCATCCTTGTCATCATCAGGATCAAGATCATCATCTTCATTATCTTTATCTTCATCCTTATCAATATAATCAGTAGGAACAGAAGTATCTTTTTCATTATTCACTTCAGCAGCTGTTTCAGTGCTAATATTTTCTTCCTAAACAAAATCTGTTGTAGGTTCAATATTTTCTTCAACAGCTGTAGTGTTTTCAAGATTCTCCATCTGTTGTCCTCCTCCGTCTAGGGCATTCTTTAAATCTTGCATCATACTATAAAGTGTGTGCTTAAAATTATCATCTAATGTAAATTTTGTACTTACATCTGGAGCCGTTACAGAAGCGCCTTCGAAGCAAGGCTCAACATCGTCTCCTAATATGCAAATTTTTTGAATAATTGCATCATTTATAATAAAGAAATCCATTCCATTATCATAACTAGTTTCCCATTGTCCTTTTACAGACTAATTTTGAAGTTCCATTGATTGCGGACGACCTTCATTCACAGGTAAGCTGGATTCTGGAAATTGATCTGTCCAAAGATAACCAGTTGTCATAAGATATTTATGAACAACAGTATTCCCCATAGAATCAATATCTTCAAAGTTTTGAAACCAAACTTTTGCATCTGGTGCTACAAAACCATAAGGAACAGTTTGACACTCGAATTTTATTCCTTCATCATCAATAATAACCTTTTCTCCATGATCTGTAAAATCCCCTTTACTCTCTCTAAAATAACCCACAATAGGAGCTCCGCGCAATGTCTTACCAATTTCCGCAGCTACTTCTTCTGTAATAAAAGTATGATTTCTATTGGCTCCTATATAAAAAACCTTAATTTCACATTTTGACATTAAAGGGTTAATATCAAGAGGTTGAAGATTTAAGAACTCAGGAGAATCTATTGTCGCAACGGATTGATGCATAATAAAATTCTCCTTTCAATCTCTCATATATAATATAAAAAATTAAGTAATTCTTTTAATAATTTTTGTCCAAAAAATTTTAAATATTTTTTAACTCATAGACTCTTGATTTTGTAAAGTCTTTGTTGATTTTTCATCATCAGATTTTTCTGGACGTCCTACTTCCCCACTATCTGAATTTTTATTACGATTTAAAACCTCAGCATTCATTGTACTAGACATAAGTGGAGGAATAAATACATTCACTAAATCAAGAACATCATTTTCAAAATAAGCATTTGCTAATACTGCACTTTGTGATTGGCCCAAAGCAATTTGTGGTAACATTTTTGAATAACCTAATTGAGTATGTTCTTTATATTGTTTAGCTAAATCTTTATAATTATAAATTGTAGTAGGAAGAATTTGTGCTCTATAAGTAACCTTTTTAGGACTTCGATTATAAGGTATTAATAAAGCATTTAAAAATGTTTCAAATTGTTGAATCAAATTCCACATTGAAGCTTCATCATTTAAAATAGACTTTTCAAGAGCAATATTCCCATCTGTATTAAATTGCATTTGTGAAACTCCAGCTTCATTATAGACTGTACGTTCCACTTTTTCTAAGTCATCTGTTGTTGTTGAAGTTGATTTATCTGCCATATCTGCAACTTGTACATCTGCAAAAGTGGTTAAAACATCAATTCCAATGGCTTTAGATAACATTTGTACAGCATTATTATGTAATTGTTGCGCCTAATCCACATCAAATACTAAATCACCATTTTTATCAATTGGCATTTTTTGAATAATAATTTTTAATAATTGCTGTTGCATTTTTCTACGATCAAGATCTTGAGCTGCATCTAAATCAATAATAGCTGGAATAACTGCAATAAAAGGTGGAAAATCTTCTCCATTTAAATTAAATTTAATTACAGAACCAATCTATAATAAATACCAACCAGATTCGTCTCCAAGAAAATCAGGCTTTAATTTTCCCTGTTTATATAATTTATATCCTTTTTCAAATTCTGGAGGGAATACTTTTAACATTTTTATGCGCTACTCTGCATTTGCAAACATATCATTAAAATATTTCATATTAAATTCAACAGCAGGTTGGCCATTTACTGTAAAACGAGATCTACAATATTTTGGCGGTAACTCTTGAACAACAACAGTTCCATTTCGAGCAATTAAATAGCCATAATAACAACCATTTTTAATTACCTTTAATGCAACTTCTCCAAAAAATTTCTTAGCCTAAAATTTATCTAAATATGATAAAACTTTATTAAAATTATCAAGAAGTTTATCTGGTTTTATTAAATCAGTATAATAAGGAGTTACTAACCAATCATATCTATACATATATGCCATATATCGACATAATCTTTGATAAATACCACTAATTTTATAATAATAATTAGAAATTTCTCTCATTTTATTTAAATCACAATTATGAATGGCTGTTAAAATATATTTCTTATCTGCTAAAAGTGGATTAACTTTACGAAAATCACCTAATTTAATTATTGCATCAGATACAGATTTTACACCAATACTGACTTTTGAAAAATCAATAGGCACATAGCCTGTCGCCTAATTAGGAATTTGGTTATCTTCAGTTTTAATCATATTGAAGCCCTTCTTTTTTATCTAAGCCATTCGATTTATCAACTTTAGATACCTCTCCTTCTTTAATATCCGGCTGCATTAAGAATATAATCATAATTAACTCTTGGTTCATCCCAATAAGGGATAATTACTAAAGTAATATTATGATCTCGACAATACTATCTTTTTTTCATATCATTATATTGCTGTTTTCTTAATCCATTATATCCACCAAATTTTTCTTTTGCTTCATAGTGCTGGATACCTTGAAACTAAATAAGAAAATCAATATTATGCTAATCATCAAAAACCGCAAAATCAAATCTCAATGGACGGCCAGTATTACTAACTAAATCTGGAAAAGAGTATTCTTCTGCGAACTCTAATCCAGATTCTTGTAGAATTTCTTCTATTTTTATTTCTCCCCTAGATGCTCGCATATTTTTTCTCCTTCGCTATAATATATAAAAAAATGAAAAATATAATTAATAAAGTTTGACCTTAACTTGGCGTAAAAAATAAAAAATCTGAAATATTTCTTTTTTTTCTTTTTTTATTTAGCTACTATTCATAACGAATATAATAAAGTCCATAAATAAAAGCAGAGAATTTATCCTTTTTAATACTTCTATTACTTTGTTTTAAAATAATATTAATTCCTTCATTCTATTCAACTAAATTTAACATTTGTTCTTTTAGAATAGATGTTAGAATAAAAGGCCGCAAATATTCATTTCTTTCATCAATATTCATGTTTTGACCTTGTTTAGTTGACATTAATTTAGTTTTTGCTAATCCTTCATCAATCAAAAATCTAATTTTTCCACTAAACATTTGCGTTTGAGCATAACTATATGCTTCAGTATTTATTGGCGCATTTGCTTTAATTAAATATAAAACATCTCGTTGAGTCTATGGAGTCACAAATTTCTTATATTCTGGATATTCATCAGTATTAAAAACCCCAAAAGGTGGCAAATATTCTCCATCCTAAGTATCTTGCGCTTTAATAAGATAATCAATCAGTCCAACACCAAGACCATTCGCATCAATTGCAATTCGTCGCGGTTTATATTTATAATACAAATGCTTTATATGTATGCATTGAGTTTCAAAATGCTCTGCATCATAAGTATAAATATTTACAAGAGTCTTGTGGGCTGCACCCTGAACTTGCGGCGTGACCTTAAAAATACAAATTTCTGTAGTACATCCTACACGTCCAACGTCTATACCAAATACATAATAAGCATTTTTTGAAGACCGTCCGCTATATTCATATTCTGGTTGCAATAATACTCTATATTTATCAAATTTTTCAGAAGAGAAAAACGCATTTTCCACATCTCCAGACCAAATACTTTTATATTCTCTATTGAATGATTCGTCATTGAAGGTCCCTTGCAACCTTAACTGTTCAACAAAATCTTCATCCAATAGTCCAGAAATAACAGGCGTCTCATAAGTCCCACCCATAATCATATACTCACCTGGATCAATGATAGAATTAATTAAAATTTCAATTAATTTATGATAAGCAAATGAATTTTTCCATCCTGCTGTTGTAATATAAATTTGAGACTTATTAACATTCTCTTCTTTATGTCTACTTCCATCAGAAAGACGTCTATCAACGTTTGTGGTAGGAATAATAACTTCATTTAAAATATCACCATCAATTAATACACATTCCTCCATCAAACCACCCGTACGACGTTGGCCTCTGGATGACTGCCTTGCTGCCAAAATATCAATAGTAGAACCGTTTTTAAATACATATTTAACATTATCTTTTGATTTTGTAGATACCCCACGATCCCAATTAATTTCATTATTTAATCCAGGTATAAGTTTACATATTTCCTAAATTTTTGCTATTGTAATTGAAGCCGCTTGCTACTTACCACCTGTAGTTACAAACAAATGTGAGTTGGGATATAAAATACATCTTATCATTAACGCCATCATTGACAAAAAAGATTTCGAATAAGCACGCGGAAAAGTTGCGTACACATACCGATGCCGCATTACAATTCTAAGAAAGATTCTTTGATAAAATAAAAAATTAAATGTACTATCTTTTCCTTTAATAAAATCTACAAATATATCAGGATACTCTCTAAAGTAAGCAATTAAATTTCTTAATCCATCTATATCTGCCATCAACCGCTATTCAGAAATACCTTGTTTTTTATATTCTCTGTCAGAGGATAATTGTAATAATTCTTTTAAATTCATTCTATATTAATCCTCCTACTTTGATATTCCTTTTCTATAGAATCTTCACTAAGATTATCATCGTGCTATTTCATATGATTTAAAGAATTTTTATAATTAGTAAAATCATTATCTTCAAGTTCAACCTAGTCTAATCCTTTTGCTTTAGCATCTTTTTTATCTTTTTTCATTTCTTCAGAAATTCTTTTATCTTGTAAATATTTTTCAATTTCTTGAGCTAATGACTTATCTTCATAAATTAAATTTTTATTATAAGCTTTTAAATCTGCAATAATTTGATCGACTATATCTTGTGGCTCATCGCAATGATATCTTGGAATCTCTCCACTATGCGCTTCAACAAAATCAACAATAGCAGAAGCTGAGTCAATACTATTACTATCTTTATCTTTATTTTGCGCTTCTGTAAATTTAGCCGATTTCATCATTGAATCATAAACACGAGAAAGCTTTTGGTAAGAATCAATATCCCCACAATCAATAGCTTCATTCATTTTTAAAGATGTTTTACAAATCATTTTTAAAGTATCAATACGCGCCGCCCCTTGAATATCAAAAGAATCCATAAACTAATTATATAATTGTTCAAGAGCAACCCATTGACTTGGTTTATATAATCTTCCCCATTTTACAGCAAGATACATTTTATCATCTTGATCTAAATTAGCACCAGGGTCTATAACTTCTCCCTCAGGCATGAAATTTTGCTACTGAAATGGATTTTTAGCTTGACTTAAAGCTTCTGCATAAGATTGCGGTTGACCATAGACTTGATAAACTTGTCCTAAATGTTCGCCAGTTATATTATCTCCCCATCGTGGTAATTCTTTATTTTGAGTCTATGTACTAACAAGAGTTTGATACTAAGCGGAAGATATTTTTCCTTCACTTAATTTTACTTTCAACTCAGCTTCATATCGAGCTTTCTATTCAGCTTCAGCTTTTTCTTTTTTAGCTTTTTCTGCTTCCATCTACTATTGAATTTTTTTAGTATCTGCATATCCATATTTATTCCATTGTTTTAATTTCATCTTTGCAAGATACTTACCAATAACAGACATTCCATTCATTTTATAAGGATCTTTAGCAAAAGCTTTATCTCTTAAAACATTCCACTATGTTGGAATATAAGGAACATCCATTTTTTCAAGAATCCACTCAAAAGTATTAGGATCAAAATTGTCTATATGTGCAGTTAAACATGGCTTACAAATTTCACATTTACTACCATCTTTATATGTATAAAAATTTATTTGTGCAATTCGTTTGCCGCATCTTTCACATTGACATTTACCATTAGCATCTTCTTGCTGACCTTTTAATTTTGCCATAAAATAAAATCTCCTTCCTTTTATATTTTTAAAAATATTATTTATAAAATTAAAAAATTTTGTCCTTTATTTCTTTTTATTTCTACAACATTTACACATACTATACCATCCATCTTTTGCTGTTTTATTTTTTGTAAAAAAATAAGGATGTGCTAATTTTATTTCATGACATCGTGAACATCTTTTCCATTTTCCTTTTTCTTCAACAGTAAAATGCCAGACAATCCATTCTTCCTTTGCTTTATCAGAAATTATTTTAGGAATTTTTTTACGCCAAACCGCAGATAAATACTAAACAGAATAACTAACTCCATAATCCTATTTTATTTGTATTGCAATATCTTTATTTTGCATTCCATCTATTTTATAAATCATAATATCATATAAAATAGGATATGATTCTTTTAAAGCTCTATCTGCTAAATTATCAAAATCCTACATTAAATACCACCAATCATTTTCAAAATGTCCCTCAGACTATTCTTTTAATTTAGAATAATTACATAATAAACAAGAGACATGATGTGGATTAAATAAAGAAACTAATCCATTACTAACTGGATCTCCATCTTCATTAACAATGATACGCTCATCTAAATTAATTTGATTTAATCCTTTTGTTAGCTTCATCATTGTTATTGGCGGTTTATAGGCATTTTTTAATATATATTGGTCTTGCCGCATCTATATTAATTGTTTAGTTAATAAAAATTTTTTCTTTCCAAAAGCATTTTTTTGTTTTTCTTCAATTTTTTTAATTTCTTCTCTTAATTCTTTTAACCCAGGGACAGTTGCTATATCATCATCTGTAATTTGAATTTTAGGTACTAATAAGATATTTTTATCCCCGCCAGTCATAAAATTATAAATACCATCCTAACCATTCTATAATTTACTGACTAACCCCTAATAAGAAATTTCTCTTTTGTTAATAGTTACCATTCTATTGTCAGTTAATATCTTTTTTTGTTTTTTATTTTCTGGTGTTTCTGTTAAATATTTAGTAAGCTATTCTAAATAATATGGAGTTAATTTCTATGAAGGAATATTATTAATAATTTTATGTACTACTTTGTTTCGTTCTTGAAAATCTACAATAGTATAATCAAGAGGCGGATAAGGTCTTTTACTATCACTGTCCTTTTGTATTAATAACTACTATAAATTTTGATTATCTTGTTCCATGAAAAACTCCTTTCATTTCTCAATCCCTTGTTTATATTATACCAAAAAAATTTTTAATTGTCAATTTTCATTTTAGAGATCTTCTGAATTGACTTTTTTAAAAAATTATACTATAATATAATTAATAATGAAAGGAAAGTGGTAAAATAAATGACAAATATAATTTTATATATAATATTTTTTATAATTGGTAGTTTAACTGGTATGTTCTTAATTTTATTTATGTTAGGAGTACATACTAATAATACAAATTATGATTATTATCAAGAAGGTTTTTCAGATGGTTATTAGAAAGGAAAACAAGAATGCAATTAGCAGTCACAGGACATCGACCTGCAAGATTAAAAGGCCAATAGAAAATGATAAAAGAATGGGCGATAGAACAGCTTACCCGCCTTCAACCATCTGCATTATATTGCGGAATGGCACAAGGAGTTGATCAAATTGTAGGCACCGCCGCCAAAGAATTAAAAATATCAATTATTTGCTGCTATCCATTCCCTAAAAAATATTATTATCCAATAGAAGAATGGATAATGGAAAATAATCAAGTTATTTTTATTTCACAAAAACAATCAAAAAGTGCATATATTCTTCGAGATAATTTTATGGTAGATCATGCAGATAAATTATTATGTGTATGGGATGGAATTGGTAATGGAGGAACTTTTCTCACAAGAAATTATGCTTTAAAAAGAAATAAAGAGATTATAGACTATGGAGGGTTGAGGATTTAATGGATGAAAAAGAGCAATTTGTAGTTGCAAATTATAATATGACTTTTGATAATGGGCAGTTTAAAAAAGATAAAATATATAAATATAGATATGTGGATAAAGAAGAAGGTATTATTTATGTAACTACAGAAGAAAAAAAAGAACAAATGTTTTATTTTTCTGAGTTTAATATGTTATTTTCTTTATTTTGAAAAATATAAAAAATTATTATATAATATAAATATAACAAATAAAAATTATTTTAAATAAAAGGAGGAAACAGATAAAATATCTGTTAAAATCAAAATGATTGAAAAGGTTACAACAGAATACAAAGTAAACAAAGAAAAAGGAACCGTAGTATGCATTTTAACTGTTATTAATGACATTCCACTTCGTTTGGCTAAGTATGGACTTGCGGATGAAGATTATGACGATATTGATTTTGATATTAGAATTTATAAAGGAATTGCAAAATGCGCCCCAGAAGATAATTGGGATGAAGTTTATGGTAAAAGACTTGCTGAATATAGGGCGTCAAGAGCAAGACAGATTGATGTTAATAATGAATTAAAGTCTTATATTCGCGGTATTTCAAAATGTATTGATAACCTTTATGATTATGGACTTATGAAAGATCCTCATAAACCAAATAAAGAATAAAAATAATATAAAAGGAGACGCGGTGAACGCTGGTTGATGGCAGCTAGTAACCGCCATTCCCGCATGAATAAGAAATGTGTTTATATGATACATGCATGTAATGATCGGAAATGGTATATATAGCAATATTTAATTCCTTCAATGTTACTTCAAGGTATTGAATTAGATCAAATTATTTTATGGTTAGACGAAAATAATTTAGGATGTTTATAGTCTTGTATGCAAGCTTTTGCTAATTTACCAAATGAAGGTTTTACATGGCATTTGCAAGATGATATTGTAATTAGTAGTAATTTTAAACAAAAAACAGAAGAATATGGAAAAATTGCTCCTGTTGTTTGTGGTTATTGTTATTTTAGGAATATAAATAGCTCTGCTGGTATTCATATTCCTAAAGATATGTGGTATTCTTTTCCATGTATAGCTATAAAAAATTAGCTTGCTAAAGAATGTGCTGAATGGTTTTATAAAGAAGGCCGCTATAAACCAAAATATTCAAAATTTGTATCAACAGGAAAGTTTGATGATACAATGTTTAAAATGTTCTTAGAAGAAAAATATGCTAAAAAAGAAATAATTTATAATCTTCAGCCAAATTTAATAGATCATATTGATTATTTAATTGGCGGTTCTATTATAAATAAAAAAAGATCTACTATTATTACTAATGCAGCATATTTTTAGGAGCCTGAAAAAGTGGAAGAATTAAAAGAAAAATTAAAGAAAAAAGACTTGCGGGTTGCCGCATATTGTGGTACTAGAAATTTATATAAAGATATGGTTCCCGCATTTAAATCTTTATTAATTAACTCAAATGTAGATATAATATACCTATTGATTGAAGATGACAAATTCCCATATCCATTGCCCCCTTAGGTAAAGACTATTAATGTAAGTAATCAAGGATTTTTTAAGAAAAACGGTCCAAATATGAATAGTAGATTTACTTACATGGCAATGATGAGAGCAGCTTTACCTTTTGTTTTTCCGCAATATAAGAAAATGTTATCATTAGATATTGATACTATCGTAGATCAAGATATTTCTGAATTATGGGATATTGATTTAAAAGACAATTATCTTGCTGCAGTAACTGAACCAGATAGATGTTATGGTGGAAAATACTATAAAAATAAATGTAAACTTTATTACAATGCTGGGGTTGTAATGTATAATTTAGAACAATTACGCGACCGCCGCGGCATGGAAGTAATCAAGAGTCTAAATGAAACAAAATATCCTTTTCTTGAGCAAGATTGTTTTAGTGAACTTTGTGAAGGAAGAATTTTGTCAATTAGTAATGATTATAATTGTACAAATTATTCTGAATATCCTATATGCGGAAGAAGTTTTGATCCAAAAATTTATCACTATGCCGCAATAAAAAATTGGCAAAATTATCCTGAAGTGATAAAATATAGAGATATGAGAATCAGTAATGGAGAAGAAGAATTTTGAAAGATGATCTGATTAGTAGAAAGAATCTTTATGAGCAAACTGAAAAATGGGAAGAGCAGGCTAAAAAAATTCTTAGTACACTTGATCCAATAGAGGATGAAGATGAATATGCGCGGTGGGAGATCATATTAAGAGAGCGGACAGCGTTTAAAAGGGACATTATGGCGGCGCCCGCAAAGGAGAGAGATAATGACAAGGGATGAAGCAATTGATTATTTGCTTGACCCAATAGGGAAACGTGAGAAGCATGATGAAGCTATTCACATGGCAATTGAAGCACTGAAGAGGGATGTTGCCAATATAAATGTCGGGGACACTGTCTACAGACAGGAGGCTATTGATGCGATAAGCACATGGGATAAATTCGGAGTTGATGAACGAAGTAGAATCGTAAGATGGTATGAGGGGTTAGAGCCATATGTGTATTTAAGGGATGTCGTGATAGCAATCTCTAATCTGCCATCCGCGCAGCTCGACATCATCAGGTGTAAGGATTGCAAGTATGGGAAGCAGGATGAAATCGGCAGATGGTATTGTCGTGGGCTAGGGTGTCAGATGGGTGATGATGAAGGAAACGGTTTTTGCTCTGACGCAGAAAAGAGGGAAGAATGAGCGGCCTTGAACTATTTGCAATAGCGATAATTGCGATTTTCATATACATAGCGGTCACAGCATTTTTTGGCTTGCTTATCAGTCGGGATTATGACGACTGCCTTGTCCTATCGTG